TGCACAACATGCTTTCCTACAACCTGTAGAATTGCCTACTGTTGCAAGCGGCCAGCTCAAAGTGAATGCCGATCTAATCACAACTAAACATCGATCCTTCCGTGGTTCGCAAATTTGCCCGAATGTCGCATTTGTTAAAAATCAAGTGAGCAACGATACAAAAGAAACTGTTCGAACGCTCATCACTCGATATTCTAAAACAAACCGTTTGTTAAAAGGCAAAAAATTAGCAATTACTACCGATAAGTTGCTACGCGGACTTAGTAAAGCTCTCTACGGTAATGCACGCTCTATAGATAAGCTGCAAAAGGATTTATATCATACGCATGATGAACTGCGTAAATGTTATCGTGATTATCTTGAAGCACTGAATAAGAAGATGAACACCAACCAAAAATGCGCTCACGACATTGAGAAAGCTTTTGACCAATATGATGAGATAATAGAATTCGTCAATAAACGTCAAGGCAAGTACAGCGAAGCAGATGAATGGGATACCAGTGATAAATGCGGCCAGGGTGTTGCCTCATTTTCAAAACGTGTAAACCTACTATTATGTGCTTACGCTCGTGCTCTCATAGAGCGCATACGTCACATCGCAAAGAAGAACAAGCGCAATATCATTTTTGCAACTCACGGCTCAGATGAAGAAATTAGTGCCGAAATCACAGCTATGATGGAAGAAAAATGGCGTGATGATGAAAAATGGTTCTTAAATGATTTCAGTGAATGGGATTCAAGTTTCATAAACGCTATGTCAGGAATGACCAAACAACTGTGTTTATGGATGGGTGCACCCCCCTTTTTAATGGATTGGTTCACCGAGTATCGAACGCACTGGAAACTTGTTTACCACACCAAGCTTGGTAATGCCTCACTTCAGGGGCATGGCAAACAGTTTTCTGGTAACCCATTTACTCTAGCTGAAAACACTCTGTGCAACTGCGCTCTCATGTACGTTCTTTTCGACTTTAAAGGCTATAAAGCTGCCGTCTTTAAAGGTGATGATTCATCCATACTTTGCAAAGAGGCTGTTATGACAACTGAAGGAAAAGAGCTACTCAAGGTAACCAACCACAAATTGAAGTTTAATTTAACTGACATTGGTGAATTTGCTGGGTTCTTTATTACCCCATACGGCTTTTACCCCGATCTTGTTCGTCGCACTTGTAAATTCCTTGGTGCCACTTATCGTAGTAAAGAACACTTTGAAGAATCTAAGATCAATGTTGCCAATTCACTTAAAGTCGTGAAAAGCCAATATCAAGTTAATCACGGCGCATTGATGAACAGTTTACACTACGGGCAAGACCGCTTAACTTATGGTAATGCGCTCAATTTACAAGCTTTCCTCTTCACTGTTCCCGACATAAAGTGGGAACAGCTTGTTGAAGTTGTGAAACCTGTGCTGACTAATTAATCTTCTTTAATTTTGTAAATATTTGTATATATATATTTTAAAAATCACATTTTTGAGATGCACTGCTACCTAAGCATTCTCTTTTCTTTGTATATGTTTCACGCATTTATTATTATTTACTACTATTATTATGGCTCACTCCGCCCCTAATTCTATCGACCCTGACATGTTTCAGCGAGTGTCAGAAACCGAAGTTCAAACTATCGCTAAAGCTGCACCTTCTGCCGCAAGTGCATTTGTGAAGAAGACGTTGCATCCACCATCTGCCATTTCAAACTACGAAGGTATGCCGACCAACGACGCGCGTACTCAAGTTGTCACTGAATGGCGTGGTGTTGATTTACTTAATGCACCTACTTCACTTGCTAACGGTTTAACCGTTTAGCTCGTACCTGCATGGAATGAGTATGCCTTTCTCATTCCAAATGGCGGCCGCGTCAAATACATCGGCTTCGTGCGCGATTCAACGACTGGCATTTGGTATCAAGATCTTGCCAATGTCGGTATCGTTGATACGTACAATTGGAGCAATTGGTATAATGACGCAAATTTATATCGACCCGCCTATCGCAGCACAACTACATATTTAAACGCGACGATGTTTAACAACGTCGGCATGGTTGCTGGTTGTCAATTCAACCCAAACATTTTATTCGCCGGTACGTTATTATCCTTAGCTGAGCAACACTCCGATTTATTTCGTAAGCTAATTCCTACACTCGTACGCGACAAACGCTGCAAAATAATTAAAGGTTCCGCTGCCAGCGATGACCAACTTTCGTCATGGGCGAAAGTTCCATTATCTATAAGATCTGACATCGCTGACATGCTCGGTTTAAAAACCGACATCCTTGATCTGGACCCGAATACTAGCTTCCAACTGCTTAATTTCAACAACAGTGGCGAAGCAGCTAGTGTTGGCAACACCGACTCTTTTATTCCATCTATGTCCCAGATAATGATGCAATCCCAACGCTCTTATGCCGGTAAAGCGATGGAAGGCACATTCACTGTGCAGCGGCTTAACACCATCTCACCTGAATGGTTAGCCGCTACTAACACCAATGCCGGCTCTGGCGTCCCAATTAATAAAG